CCGATCAAGGCAGACCCTGAGAGCCCGCGGCAGCACATGACCCTCGTCGGGGCGATCGTGGCGATCCTGATCGCCGTCGAGAGCGCGCATGCGGGGCGGTGGGGCGAGATCAATCCCGAGCAGCTGGTCGCGGCAGCGGCTATCGTCTGGGGGCTCCTGCCCCGCGTCCACGAGATCATCGCTCAGGTGCGCGGGCTATGCACGCTCCGCTAGGTATTCCGACCGCTGAGGTCTCGCTGGCACCGACGGGCGACCTCAAGATTCTCGTAGCGTCTGACTGGCATATCGGCTCCCCGTGGTGCGACACCCGTCTGATGGAGCGGATCCTCAAGGAAGCCGACCGCCAGGGTGCTTACATCATCCTCGCGGGCGACATGCTGGAGATGAGCATCCGCCGGAGCGTCGGCAATCCGCACGAGCAGACGCTGTCACCGCAGGATCAGCTCCTGGAGCTCGACGCCATCTTCGGTCCTCGCCGGCATCGCATCCTGGCCTGCCTCACGGGCAACCACGAGGCCCGGACGTCTCGCGAGGCGGATGTCGATGTGGTCGGATTGTGGGCTAAAGGTTTTACGGGTGCAGCGCCGATCCCTTATTTGGACAAGGCCGGGGCGCTTGCCATTCAAGCGCATGGCGCCTCGTGGGTAGTCTATATGCAGCACGGCGTCCGGGGTACTGGCCGGAAGCCCGGAGCCAGCCTCAACGCGATCCACGACATGACCGAGAACGTCGTGGCCGACATCTACGTTCACGGGCACCATCACAGGGCGAGCTTCACGAGCAGCACCGTGATGAAGTTCAAGCCGGGTCCCGGATTCTACTGGAGCAAGCGCTGGTTTGTGAACAGTGGCACGATGCACCGGTACGGCGGCTATGCGAGCGACGGCGCGTTCCCGCCCACGGACACCGGGTGCTACCTTCTGACGCTGAGGTACACGAAACAGGGCCGCCACGTGCGTGCCGAAATGCTCGATCGTGGGTATTTTAACATGGGGGGCGACAAATGAACGTTTTCGCGAAGCTATGGCAACGTCTGTTCGGCGAGCGCGCCTCCTCGCCTCAGCGCGTGACCTTCAATGGCTGCACGGTGCAGATCATCAGCGGCACTGATGTCGAGTTTTCGGACGACGAGGAACCTGAGCAGGCCGTCGACACGGCGGATGAAGTGGAGGCTCTCGTGGACAAGCACTTTGAAGCCCGGTGGATCCTCCGCACCCAGGCGGAAGTCGATGCGCTCGAGCAGGTCGCGTCGGAATCTCCGAGCCACGTCCGTGTCACGAGCGAATACCAGACGCTGCCGAAGTGGTGGTCCGTTAGCGTGTGGACTGTGAACGTGCAGTGGTTTAACTATCTTCAATATCTCAGGTTCGAGCAGTTGGGAAAGGCGACCTGTCTGGCTAAAGCTCTCGGAGAGCGGCCTCCGGTTCAAGCGTCGCCCGCCAGTCAACCGTCCGAGGGCTAGCCGCGACCCAGACCTTCCCGTGCTCGTTCAGCAGCTCGAGGCGGACGTAGTCTGACACGCGGTCCTTGGCCTCCAGGAGCCCGAGATCGCCGCTGAAAATCCGATGCATGATGATCTTCCCTGGCCGGTTCGCCGAGTGGCGAACTGTCACGTCGATGTCCGTCTCGATCGGACCCTCGTTCATTTCTCCTCCGGTGATCTGTCCGCTCGCCATGCCCGCAGCTCTCGCAGGGCTTCATCGGCGCTGTGGACCAGCAGGTAGCACCCGCCGAGTTCTTCGATTTTCGCCTGGAAGTCTTTCTGCTCTGGCGACTGACGCCCGCCCGGCACCTTGCATTCGACCTCGAGCCGCACCCCTACCGGAATGCCGATCCCGAGGTCCAACCGCACAATACCAGAGATGTCGCCCTGGCCCGGGATGCCGAACCGGATGGCACGACGAGCCCCGGGAGGCTTCGCGACGCCGCAGTTATTCCGCCAGATCCACACGCCGGGCTCATCGTACAGCGCCCGAATGACCTCGTTTACGATCGCGCTCTCGCCCATGGCCGGATCTCCTGCACGAATAATTAACCTGACATGCTCGTTGACTCCCGAGAAACCCGGGGTAGAGTGGACATGTCGGCACCCCGACACAAGCATACCCGACGACAAGACCCGAGGAGGTCAAGCATGTCATTCGAGTTCCAGCCTGAGAAGGCAGCCCCGTCCGACCGCGTGAACCACAAGATCCCAGATCGGACTTACACCGCCGGGTTCACGGGCTACCGTATCTATCAGAAGCCGAACCGCGACACCGGCGTGATGGAAGACCGGATCGCCTGGACCTTCAACCTCATCACGAAGAAGGGCGAGTTCGAGATCCCCGGCTTCACGAGCACGAAGTGGGGCAACGCTGAGAAGCCCAGCGTGGCCCGCGAGTGGGTCGCGGCCATGATGAACCTGCCCGTCTCGAGCCCCGACCTGGTCCGCAAGCTCGACGAGCTGGTGGGCCGGCAAGTCCAGGTCCTCACGATGACCATCGGCGAGGGTGAGAGCCAGCGTTCGATCATCAAGGCCGTTCTCCCGAACGCGGACGAGCTGGACTTCTAACACGGAACGTCGCGAGAGCCGCCTGCCTGCCCCGGCAAGGCGGCTCTTCTCGTCGGAAGGTACAACGTGACCTATGGCGGGAACAAATCGCTTCTAGGGGCTCTGAGGAGGTCGAGATGTGGGATCCTGAGTTCATGGGCATCATCTGGGAGTTCGCGGCGAAGGACCCAACTTGGCTGAGCTACCAGCGAGAGCGGCTGGAGCTCACGCTCGAGCACCTGGAGTATGGGCGCGGGAAGGTCCTCGAGGCAGCATACGACGCGGCCACCCGTCACGGTCGGCTGACCGTGCGTGACGAGGACGGCAGTGTGATCGTCGCGACGGAGGTGCGGTCGTGGCGGTAGGTAAGGGCCTCGATAGGCTTTCTCACATCGGCCTACATGTCGAGCTGCTGATGATGGCTGATGAGAACATGGTGGTGGGGCTTTCGGACAAGCAGATCGCGGCAAGGCTCGGCATCGGCAAGAACAAGATCGGTCCGATGATTGATTGGTTGCATCAGCAGAAGATGGTCTATCGGTTCGGCGCGAATCACGGTCAAGGCACGAAGCAGGGCTATCGCAACATCCGGGTGTACCCGATCCCCGTGAAAGGGACAGGCTTCCCCGTGAAAGGGACTGGTTCTGGTTACGAAATCCCCGTGAAAGGGACACATCTTACTCCCCATGATCCCATGGTCTTACATGAGAAAAAGAAGAGAGAGATAGTCGCGGACGAGCCGCGACAGTCAGCCGCGGACAAGCCGCGGCGCTCTCTCGATGACAGTTCCAAGAAGAGGGAGATATACGAGTCCGAGCACTGGCGGATGCTGTGGGACATGTATCCTCATCGGGCAGACCTGGACGAGTATGAGCAAGCGAATTGTGTTGCGTGGCTTGCCGCTAACCTCGAGCGTGTCGGCGGATGGAAAGGCCCATACTTCGATCGCATCCTCGATTACATCAACAGAAAGCCGGATGACTTCCCGGCGCATAAGCTCTCCAAGCTGCTGAGAGATGATAAGATCAAGCCCCTTGAGGCATGGCCGAACCCCTAGGAGATCGAGATGCTCAACCCCCCAACGATGACCGAGATCCGGTCATTCTGTGATCGCTACATACCGGGCTGGACAGAGGTCAACAGCAGCAAGGGACCCGAGGCTGCGGCCCGGTGCCCGTTCTGCGGGTCTGGGGACCGGAAGGGCCGGACCGCCGAGCGCACGTTCCGCGTCAGCCTGACGGACGGTCGCTTCATCTGCAACCGCCAGGACAGCTGCGGGCAGCGCGGCGGCTACTACACCCTGGTCGAGCGGCTATCCGGTGCACGGCCGATCGCCGAGCCGCGGGAGCTGGTCTCGGTCCAGACCGCGCGCAAGGTCTACCGGCTCCCGCCCGAGGAAGCCGCGGCCAGCACGAGCAGCAACCACCTGGCCTACCTCGAGCGTCGCGGGATCTCGGTGGAGACGGCCCGGGCGTGGCGGGTGGGATTCCGTGACGGCTGCATCCTCTGGCCCGTGTACGATGACGCCGGCACCCTGATCGACGTGAAGCGCCGCACGATCGCTGGCAAGGGGTTCTTTCACGAGGTCGATGCCAGGCCGGGCCTCGTCGGTATGCACCTGATCCCGGACGACGCGGACAGCCTGCTCATCGTCGAGGGCGAGATCGACGCGATGAGCGCCACCGAGTATGGCATCCGGTCGGTGGTGAGCATGCCTGGCGGCACTGGTGACCTGCGCTGGGTCGAGGAGTGGCTTCCGTGGCTGGACCGGTTCTCGGAGATCATGATCGGCCTGGACGACGACGACGCCGGACGCAAGTGTGCCGTTGAGCTGGCGAAGCGGATCGGCCACTGGCGGACCGCGGTGGTCAAGTGGCCGATGAAGGACCTCAACGAGTGCCTCGTGGCGGGGCTGCCTGCATCGGACATCGTGGCTGCGGTGAACAACGCCACGGTGACCACCCCGGACGCGCTGGTGAGCATCCTGGACTGCGAGGACGCGATCGTTGCCGCGTTCCTCGACGAGGGCAAGCTGGTCGGCACGGCATCGGGGCTGCGTGGTCTCGATGGCATCCTGCGAGGGTTTCGCGCGGGAGAGCTGACCGTCTGGACCGGCGCGAATGGCAGCGGCAAGAGCACCGTGCTCGGGCAGGTCGCGAGCAACATCATCGTGCACGCCGGCGAGCGCGTCTGCATCGCCACCCTCGAGCTTCCGGTCCCGAGGTACAGCCGCTGGCTGGTCATGCAGACGGCCGGCAGCCACCAGCTCGACGAGCCGATGGTCCGCGAGACGGTCCGGCAGCTCGGGGAGGGCCTGTGGTTCCTCGACCACGTTGGAACCCTCGAGGTCGACCGCCTGCTGGAGGTCTGGACCTACGCCCGGCGCCGGTACGACGTTCGGCATTTCGTCGTGGACAGCATGATGAGGCTGCGGATCGGGGTGGACGACTACACCGCGCAGAAGACCACCGTGGACCGCCTGGCTGCGTTCGCGAGGACCTACGACGCGCACGTCCACCTGGTCGCCCACCCGCGCAAGGGCGCCAGCGACCACCAGGGCGTTGACAAGGCCGCGATCAAGGGCACGAGCGAGATCACGGACCTTGCTCACAACGTCATCGTGGTCACACGCCACGAGGCGCACTCGACCATCGAGGTGCTGAAACACCGAGAGCACGGCACCCTGGGGAAGGTCGCCGTCATCGTAAACCCGGACAGCAAGCTCGTACTCGAGACGACCATTACGGAGGAGATCAAGGATGGAAAGAAAAGCAGCGTCCACACCGCGTGGGCATCGATCGGACAGAAACAGTCTGTTCAATCAGGAGGCGCTGGCGAAAGCGTCACCACCGGACGAGACGCCGCAGCCGGACGCGATGACCGAGAAACCTTTGTCGACGAGCTCGACCCCGAAGACAACACCCCCTGATCCGCGGGTGCTCGACGCGCTGAACCGGCTCGCGAAGGCGGAGGCGTGGCTCGAGGACCACGACGACGACCACCCGCAGTGGGAGGCGGCCCTCGCGCGGCTGCGGACGATCATCGGCGAGCTGACGGAGCTCGAGCTCCAGGGCGCCGCGATCGACTGGTGACCGCCGATAAACCGCCGGCGCTTCGCCGATAAACCGCCGAAAAAAATTTCCGGGAATCTTCGCGAAACCCGTTGACGCGTCGAAGGATGACGCGTTAATATCAATGTGTCGAGAGCAAGCACGCCCCGCCCGGGGCAACGAGGAGATCGAAATGGACCTGCACGAAGCGAACACCGGTGACATCATCCGCCGCCTGACCGATGCCGAGGCTGAGCTTTACGAGACGATCCTGGCGGGTCTCTCGAGCAGCGAGCAGCAGACCGGAATCATCTGGGGCGAGCTGTTTGGCGTCGATGGCCGGGTGTACGCGCTGTGATTCGCGAGATTATCGGCTGGATTTCAGCCGCCGCCGTCATCTTCGCCGTGGCCTACGTCGGCTGCGGCTCTGTCCAGGAAGCCCACGATCGGGCACCCCGTCATCACTACATCGCCGAGCGCGAGACTGTTTTCTGAGGGAGATCACCATGCCGAACCATGTCGAGATTTGCTGGCACCCGCACGGCCGTCGGGATTTGCCGGTCCGCCCAGAGGTCGAGGTTATCGTCCGGGACGCCGATGGCCGCGTGGCCGCGAGCCTCGTGTGGTCCGTCCAGGACGACCAGCATGTGAACCTGCACGTCAACTGCGAGAGTTCCGCCGACCTGGCGGTGAGCATCCTGAGGAGCTACCTCAAGGCGGAGGGCTACTGGGATTCCCGTCAGTCGCTGGTCGGCATCTGCGGGATCTTCACGGCGATTGACGAACGTGTGGAGCGTGACCTGGTCCTCGACCTCGAGGCGCAGGACCGCGGATTCCGGGGCATCCTGTGAGTCCCGAGGTCGGGAACCTATCGGTGCTCGCTCTCGAGTGGCACGCGGTGCTGCTAAAGATCCTCAAGCGGTCCGCCCCGGCCACCCGCATCACCGTGGATCTCGACAAGGAGATCCGGGGGATGCTCCGCCGGAACGAGGAGATCGAGTGGGACCACATCACGGACAGCGTGGCGGCGATCCGCGAGCTGACGGAGAGCATGTTTCAGTTCTCGGTGGGTGTCGTGACCGTCGAAGGAACCGAGGTCACGCGCCTGACGAACGGCCCGCTCTGGCAGCTCGTCGAGGCGACGGCCACCGCTGATGCGGACTGGACACCGGACGACGAGACAACATGGGTACCCGAGACGCTGATCCTCGAGGTCGGCTCGTGGTGGAGGAGGCCGAAGGATGTCACGCAGCACGACCCGCGGCAGCAGCGGCTGTTCGAGCAGCCAGACCCGGCGGACGACATCCGTCTCTTCTGACCGCGTGGAGGCGATGCTCGACGGGATCGACGCCCTCGTGGAGGGCCGTTTGTTCGGGCACCCAGAGACAGTGAGATTGTGGAACCGCGCGATGCGAGAACTTGCCGCGGTGATGGCCCAGGAGGCAGACGAATGGCGATGACGGAGAATGAGGTCGCGATGCTCAAGGACATCGTGACGCGCATCCGCGAAGAGTTCACCTCGGCCGTGACGGTCGCGATGGTCCGGGCTGGATGGAGCCACGCCAGGATCCGGATGGTGATGAAAGACGCGCTCGGGCAGGTCGAGAAGATTGACGACGAAATGGTCCGGATCGCGTTCAGCGATTTCGAGGAGGTCTAGTAATGACGGTAAGCATGGAGGTCAAGCGGTGGTCACCGTTCGTGCGGGAGTTCACGGAGAGGCTGCTCGACGCCCTGGAGGCGGAGCTCACGATCGACCGGGTCAAGGTCTCGCCGGAGGCCGGCCCTGGTGACCGGTGGGAGCTGTCGAACTCCTGGTTCGTGCTCCCGCGGTGCGGGCTCGACGACCTGGACATCGGGGACTACATCGAACTCGAGGCGGACTTCGACGAGGACCGCAGCGCCCTCATCCGGGCGGATGTCCACCCTCTCAACGACGACCAGGTGGGCGTGCAGCTCGAGCTGCTGGAGGTCTGCTGATGTTCGATTGGCTTGAACGACGGAAGCAGACGGGTCCGAATCAGACCGCACCGATCCCTCCACCCCTCGAGACGGTCGTGACCCTCGTGGAGTTCGAGGAAGGCCCGGGCCTGCGGATCGACATCCGGATCCCGTGGGACAGGCTCAAGGGCCTAGCGCAGCAAATCCGGTGGTGGTCCCGCCGGCTGGACATACCGGAGGTGAGAGATGATCGGACCGATTAGACCGGTCGGGAATTACAGCGCGGTCGAGAGCCCTCACGCCACCGAGACGTGCGAGCTGTGCGGCAAGCTCTACCCGGCATCATGGATCCCGGCCTGGAGAGCCGGCGGCCACGCGACGAAGGTCAAATCCCGTTACTGCGGCGAGCCGTGCCGACGACAGGCGAAGCGACGCAACGATCGGGAACGGAAAGCAAGACAGGCCGCGGAACGTCGCGGCGTAGACGTGGAGATCTGACATGACGACGAAGAACCCCCCCGACGAGAAGGCGATGCACGCGGCGGCTGACGCCTACCGGGCAGGCGCGAGCCTCCGAGAGATCGCCGACAGCCTCATCGAGATGGGCTACACGGGAACACGAGGCGGAACACTGCACCCTTACGCCGTCGCCCTGGAGCTCAGGAAGCTCGGCGTGAAGATCCGCCCGAACGCCCGCCCCGAGGAGTTCATCGCGCTGGTCCTGCGGATGACCCGCGCCGGGGCGAAGCAGGTCGAGATCGCCGAGAAGCTCGGGTGCAGTCAACCGACCGTGAGCCTGATCGTCCGTACGTTGCGAGCGGAGGGAAAGCTGTGAAGCGAGACGTCCACAAGCAGATCAAGCAGTGGCTCGAGGAGGGCCGCACGCAGGAATACATGGCGACGGAACTCGGGAGGCACCGCGCCTCCGTGGCGCAGATGATCCGTCGGATGGAGATGCGAGGAGATATCGCGCCTCGCACGATGGTGCGCGATCCGAAGTTCGTCAAGGCCGTGGTGGACATGTACAGATCAGGCGTGTCCGTCGCCGACATCTCGGTGCGGGTGAACCGGAACATGTCCACCTGCTACGCCATCATCCGGCAGATGATCGACGCCGGGGCTCTCGAGGGCCGTCGCCGTGGTCGCCCCCTGCCTGATGACCACGATAGGGCCGTTAACCTCGTGATCAAGATGACGGAAGAAGGCGCGACAATCGCTGAGATCGCCGTCGAGGTCAATCGGTCTGAGGCATGGGTCACACACATGAGGGCGAAGAAGCGAGCTGAGGGCGTGCTGAAGTTCTCAGAGGAGCATCTCAAGCGCTGGAAGAAGATCGACTGGGAGAACAAGATTCCGCAGATCCGCAAGCTGATCGAGGCCGGGCATGCGATGCACGCGATCGCTTATGTGATCGGCGTGAGCAACAAGACACTGCAAGCGAAGCTCCGGGAGCTTGGCATCCAGAGCCAGCGTCAGAAGGCCCTCGCAGGATACCGCGAAAGGAGATCGATCTGATGACGAGGCAGGAACGCGCGATGGTCGCCTTGCGTGACCTGATCGAGATGCTACTCGTCGAGTGGGGCTCGCTGAACAGGCCATCGACGATGGCGGTAAGGTTCACGGACCTCGTGATCCTGGAGGAGCTATGCGGCGTGATCGACGACGTGAAGGAGAAGGAATGACGAGACAGGAAGCCGCGCAGCTCGCGATGTGGGAGCTGATCGAGGACATCGTGTCCGACTGGGCCGCCAGGGACCGGCAGGAGATCTACGCGATCCGCAAGGTCCGGATGGCGGAGCTTGAGCGTCTCCTCGACGAGGCGAGCGACTGGACGGAGGCAGGGGTGTGATGAAGAACAAGGCTTATAAGTGGCTTAGCGAGTGGGTCGGAAACGGGAGCTGGCATCTGCACTCAGTATCCCGTGTCCGGTATCTTAACCTGCTCGGTCCTATCTCAGGATCAGTCGATAACATCGTGTTTCGTAAAGACTTGCGCCAGCTCCTGGCCGACGCCGAGGTTGGACGCAAGCTCAGGGAGGACTTGCGCCAGCTACTGGCTGACGCCGAATCCGGACGCAAAATGCGGGAGGGGGTGTGATGGATAACGAAGCTTACAAGTGGCTGCGGGAGTGGCTGGATAACGGATACTGGAACTTCGACTCATACGCTGGGGTATGGCCGCTTGCTCTTGGCTATGCGCGCTCGTACTCAAGCGACGGCGTCGGGTTCGAACAGGACATGAGCCAGCTCCTGTCTGACGCCGATGCAGGTCGGAAGCTCAGGGAGGGCGCGTAATGGAGAATCAAGCATACAAGTGGCTGAGTCAGTGGGTCAAAGATGGCGGAAAATCATTCGGATATGAGTCTGACGGATGCGGATCATATTATGTCACGCTTGGTTATCAGCGATCATCGTGCATAGATTTTAATGACTTAAAAATGGACATTAGCCAACTTCTCGAAGACGCTGAGGCAGGCAGAAAGCTGCGAGACGGTGCTGCGACGGACGTGTGGGCGACGATCGACGCAGGTTTCACGGCCTATCAGGAGCAGGCGCAGCGGACGGCCCGGACGGACGTGAGCTTCCGTGACCGCCTGGCCGTCGCTGCCCTCGGGCTCGTGGGCGAGGCTGCCGAGGTCTCGGAGGCGGTCAAGAAACACATCGGACACGGCCACGATCTGGACACGCTGGACATGCTCGAGGAGCTCGGCGACGTGCTATGGTACATCGCGGAGCTGACGAGCCTGCTCGGTGCCGAGATGGGCGTGGTGGCAGGGATGAACGTGGCGAAGCTCCGGGCGAGATACCCGGGCGGCTTCAGCGAGGAGGCAAGCCGTGAGCGGTGACCAGGAACGCGAGAGGATGCGGGCGCGACAGGATGAGGACGACCAGGTGCTGCACCGGGCGCTCCGGCTCCTCGCCGAGGCGACCGCCACGCTCATCGAGCAGCGTGAGAAACGCGACGGGATCGGGTAGAATCAGGGTGTCCACCACCCGCATGCCCGGTAGCCCTCGAGCGGTTCGAGGGGCCGGGCATCGCGCTAACAAGGAGATCGAGATGGCATGGCAGATACGGGATATCAACGAGAACGATGTGGCGGCGATCGTCGATGTGCTGAGGCACGGTCCGATCCACGTCACGGAGCTGGCGCGGAAGCTCAAACGGTCGGACGCCTGGGTGCGATGGGTCGCTAACCGGATGGTAGAGGTCGGGCGCGGCAAGGAACTCAAAGGGCTCATGAGCTACAAGCGCGGTCAGTCTCGGATGGAGATCCCGTACGTCGAGAACCTCAAGCGCAACCGGAAGCTCACCGCCGAGAGACCGAAGGTCATCGCAGTCGGCTGTCGTTACTGCGGGCTCCTCGGGCAGCTGGTCGGGCAGTCAAAGGGACGGCAGAGGACCGTGTGTGACACCTGCACGCCAGACGCTGACCTCCAGCAGCGTGACCCGGATCACACGAGGACGTGGCGAGACGATCCTCGGTGGAAGTCGATCCTCGCGAAAGGCCACCAGGCGACAGGTGGCTGTCTCATCTGCGGGAGCTCCCGGGCGGCCCTCCGAGACGGCCGTTACTGCGACTGGCGCCACGACCCCATCATGCTCGACCCTGGCGAGTTCGATTCGCTGCTCGACCGATACAGTACGGCACCGTCTCGGTTCGACACGTTCGGCAACCTCGTCCGGTGAATCGACCGAGCGGCGACCCCGGGGCCGATGACGCCGACCGCCAGGACGACGAGCTCGAGCAGCAGCTCGACGACGCGGACGACACCGCCGGGCTCCTCGCGTGGCTGCGCCGTGGTATGATCATCCCGGGGTGAACAGCTAGGCCGCGAGGCTGAAAGGGACGGGGCCCCCCGAAGACAAACCGCCCTGGCGCACGCGCCGCTCTCGATCTCCTTCGATCACCCGGGTCTCGGCCCGGGTGATTTTTTGCGCAGAAAAGTGTTGACAGCTTCATACGTGGCGTCGTAGTATTAATTCATCGAGAGCGCACCACCCACCCGAAGGAGACCGAGATGCACTACGCCGACCTGCTGTTCCGCCGCCTGACGATCGCCCGCCGTCGCTACGCCGAGAGCATCCGAATCGCTCAAAACTGGAACGGAAAGAGCGAGAACCAGATCCGCTACGAGGCCCGGATCCGTGAGCGTCTCCGCGAGGAATGGAACCGAGCGCTGGATAACATGCTCGCAGCCTGATCCGCACCCACCACGAGACCCGACACACCACCACCGAAGGAGACCTAAATGAACCGCCTCGTTAACCTTACCTCGAACCCCGTCACCATCGTCGCCCCCACGGGCGGAACCAACGTCTACCACCCCACGGGATTCATGGCCCGTGTCCGCGCAGACGGTTCGGTTGCCGGTCTTTTCAGCCAGGAGCCCGGAGTCGTTTTCATCGTTTCCGATGAGGTCCGCAGCGCCACGGACCGCGCCGACGTGATCACGGCTCGGGAGCTTGCCTGAGCTGAATCCCTGACACGAACCAACCCGCCAGCCCCCGGGAGAGCATCCCGGGGGCTTCGCGCTGTCTGGGTACAATGCTCACATAGGCTGCATGCAGGTTCGCCGGCTGGTCGTGTTCTGACCTTCCGCACCGTTCGTGTCGGTGGTGCAGCTCTGGGCCGCGAGGATGCTACCTTAGGCCCGCCAGGCGCCCCCGGGGTGACGGGACAGGGGCGATCCTGGCGTCTCTACATGGAGGAACCATGGGCCGCACGAGCAAGTGCACTCCCGAGCGCCAGGAGCGACTCTGCCACGCCATCGAGCTGGGCGCCACCTACGCCCACGCCTGCAACTTCGCGGGCATTAGCTACGAGACGTTCAGGCGCTGGATGCGCGAATCTCCGGCGTTTCATGACGCTATAAAAGAAGCTGAGGGCAAGGCGACGGTCGGGTGGCTGGCCCGGATCGAGAAGGCGGCGAGCGAGGGCAACTGGACCGCTGCCGCGTGGAAGCTCGAACGCCGATACCCGAACGACTACGGGCGCAGGGATGGCCGGGAAGGCCTCCAGGAGGCCCGTGAAGGCGAGGAGCAGGTGAAGGTCGACGCGGAAGCCGTGATGTCCAAGCTACGGGCGCTGACGGGCAGCCAGGACGGTCCAGCGTGAGCGCGGTTATCCCGTGAACCTGCACGACCTGGCCGGCAGCCCCGACGGGGAGAGCATCCTCGCGAGCCTCACGCCCGCCGAGCTGGCTGCACTCCGCTACGCGTGGCCATTCTGGGCGAGGCCCGAGCAGCTCGCCCCCGCGGGCACCTGGCGCACCTGGCTCGTGAAGGCAGGACGCGGGTGGGGCAAGACGCGCGTCGGTGCTGAGTGGGTGCGCCAGCAGGCCCGTAACGTCGGGCGCATCGCCCTCGTGGGACCAACGGCTGCCGACGTGCGGGACGTGATGGTCGAGGGCGACAGCGGGATCATGAGCATCTGCGGCCCGCACGATCGGCCCGAGTACCAGCCTTCCCGACGCCGGCTCGTGTTCCCGTCGGGCGCGCTTGCCTACTGCTATTCCGCCGACGAGCCCGAGCGCCTGCGAGGCCCGCAGCATCACGCGGCGTGGTGCGACGAGGTCGGCGCCTGGCGGTACCCCGAGGCGTGGGACCAGCTTCGGATGGGCCTCCGTCTCGGGAGCGATCCTCGTGCTGTCGTTACGACCACGCCCAGGCCGACGGACCTCATGCGTCGCATCGCTGCCGACCCCGGGACCGTGGTCACCCGCGGGACTACCTACCAGAACCGCGCGAACCTGGCCCGGGAGTTCTTAGAGGCGATCGTGTCGCGGTACGAGGGCACGCGCATCGGGCGCCAGGAGCTGCTCGGCGAGGACCTCGACGACAACCCCGCGGCCCTCTGGCAGCGCGCCGAGATCGACGCGAACCGCAGGCACGTCCTGCCCGAGCTCGTGCGGGTCGTCGTGGCTGTCGACCCCGCGGTTACCGCCGGCGAGGAAGCCGACGAGACCGGGATCATCGTGGTAGGCCTCGGCACTGACGGCCACGGGTACGTCCTTGACGACCGCTCGATGCGCGGCAGTCCGGACGCGTGGGGTCGGGAAGTCGTGGCCTGCTACAATCGCCACAAGGCGAATGCGATCGTGGTCGAGGTGAACCAGGGCGGGGACCTCGTTCGGCACCTGCTGGGTACACTGCAAGGAAGGCTCCCGATCCGTGAGGTGCGGGCATCCCGCGGCAAGGTGGCCCGTGCCGAGCCCGTCGCGGCCCTCTACGAGCAGGGCAAGGTTCATCACGTCGGGGCGTGGTCCGGCCTCGAGGACCAGCTGTGCGGGTGGACCCCGGGGCACGAGAGCCCGGACAGGATGGACGCGCTGGTGTGGGGCATCACCGAGCTGATGCTCGAGCGAGCGGCCGAGCCGGGTATACGCAGGTTATGACATGTCTGCGAAGGGAGCGATGATGGGATTCCGTGACTGGATGCGCCGGGCGCTGGGCGTCGAGGTGAAGGCCAGCGCGACCACGCAGGCGCTCGTGCGCAACCTGCCGGACGCGGTCTGGACGCCCCGGGATTACCAGGCGCTGAGCCGTGAGGGCTATGCGACGAACCCGTGGGTCTATGCCTGCGTGACCGAGATCGCCCGTGGCATCGCCGGTATTCCCTGGCGGCTCTATCAGGGCCGCGGCGACGCCGCCCGTGAGCTGGACAGCCACCCGCTCCTCGACCTGCTGCGCCGCCCGAACCCCGAGCAGGGCTACGGGGCGTGGGCCGAGCAGCTCGTGAGCTTCCTGCTCATCGCCGGGAACAGCTACGTCGAGGCCGTCGGTCCCGACCGGGGCGCCCCCCGAGAGCTTTACATCCTCCGGCCCGACCGCATGCGCGTGCTCCCGGACGCTCAGAACCGGGTGCGCGGCTATCGCTACGAAGTCTCCACCGCTCGCATCGACCTCGACACGGAGCACTGCCTTCACATCCGGCTCTTCTCGCCGCTCGACGACTGGTACGGGATGTCGCCCCTCGAAGCCGCGGCCCGTGCGATCGACCAGGACAACGAGCTGGCGCGGTACGAGGTCCGGCTTCTCCAGAACCAGGCGATGCCCGGGATGGTCCTACGATCGCAAGACGCCCTCGACGATCGGCAGTACGACCGGCTCAAGTCGCAGATCCAGCAGCTCTACCAGGGCACGGACAATGTCGGGCGCCCGATGATCCTGGATGGTGGCCTCGAGGCTCAGCCGCTGAGCTTCTCGCCGCAGGACATGTCGATGGACAAGTCGATGCTGTGGTCGGCTCAGCGGATCTGCGCGGCGTTCGGTGTGCCGGGCGAGCTGGTCGGATTGATGAGCGCCACCTACCAGAACCGCCGCGAGGCCCGGAAGGCGCTTTACACCGAGACGATCCTGCCCCTGCTCGACCGCATCGCCGACGACCTGAACAACTGGCTTGCGCCCCAGTTCGGCCCGGCGCTCACGCTGTCCTACGACCGCGACAGCATCGAGGCGCTCCAGGAGGACCGCGAGGCGCTGTTCAATCAGATCAAGGCCGCGTCGTGGCTGACGGTCAACGAGCAGCGCGTGATGGCCGGTTACGAGGAGCGCCCAGAAGGTGACGTGATCCTCGAGCCCGGGACCCTCGTGCCGCTCGACGCGCTGACGGCTCCGGCCCCCGCACCAGTGGCGCCTGCACCTGTCACCGGCCAAGCATCCGCACCGGCTCCCGAGGTCAAGGCAGCGCCCGACCCGCTCGAGCAGCTTAACGAGGCCATGGACCGTCGCCGGGAATACTGGGTCGGGATCTACGAGCCCCGCGTCCGAAAGGCTCTCCGCGCCGGCCTGGGCGACATCGCCGACCAGGTGGAGGGCGGCAACGTAAACCCTAGCTTCGGCTCGCAGGACGCTCTCACGCCCGTCCTGACGAGCCTGTACGATCGTGTCGGGCGTGACAGCGCGAGCCTCGTGGGCAAGGCCCTGGCGCATCGTCGCAAGGCTCTCGGGGCGCGCGAGGTCAAGGGTGTGTTCGCGAACGTCCGGTCGCTGTGGGATTCATGGGTCAAGACCGTGGTCGCCTCGCAGGTGAGCCTGATCAACCAGACGACGCAGGACGAGATACAGAGCATCGTGCTGGACGGCATCGAGCGGGCGCTGGACTACAAGGCCATCGCTGAGCAGATCCGCGGGCTCTACGAGGTCACGGATGCCGGGGTGCTGCCTGGCGATTACCAGACGAATTATCAGTACCGGCCGATGCTCATCGCTCGCACCGAGGTCGGAATGGCGGCGTCGAAGGGCGCGAACCTCGAGGCCGTGAGCCTCAACCAGGACATCCAGCCGCTGGGCATCGAGCTACGGAAGCGGTGGATCTCGGTGATCGACAGCCGGACCCGCGAGGACCACGCGAAGATGAACGGCAAGGTGGTCGCGATGGACGAGCCTTACGATGTCGGCGGAGTGAGCATGATGCACCCGAAGGACCCGGCAGGAGGCGCCGCGAACGTCTGCGAATGCCGATGCGATGAGGTCTACGTCGAAGTCCCGATCGGAGGGGAATGATGGTCGAGATCATCCAGCACGGCAACCGCCGCATCGCCATGAACGCGGCGCAAATCAAGAGCGAGAGGTACGGTCCGCTGGCCTCGGTGCTGCATCAGGACCGCGCGAGCGTCATCCTCAAGGGCGACGACGTGCTTGAAGTCCACACCTGGATCAACGAGCATGAGTGAGCCCGTGCACCCCGCGAGCCCGGACCCGAGCGAGGCGATCCGCCGGGCGATCATCCACCCGATCGTGTCGCACGTCCAGGGCGAGCGGCACGCGGTGGCTGCCTGCGCGATCCTCGAGGAGGACCTGCGCGCACGATTCCCCGGGGTCAAGACCCGGCGGAGCATGTTCTGGGATGGTGATGGCGGTGGCGAAGCGGAAGTCTTCTGTGACGCGGTCCACGCGGGGGTGGCACCCGTCACCATCTTCCGGTGGCCCGATCCCGCCGATAGTGAGGCCGACCCTCGATGACCTCATGCAGGACGAGCGCGGGAAGCGGTACGATTACCGGCCCTCGCTGGACAAGTGGGACCGGGAGATCTGGCACGAAAGTCAACCCGCGGCCCGTGCGGGAGCGGAGGATGAGTGTCGAGAGAACCCCGGCAGCACATACGTCCTCGAGACAGAGGGCTATCTCGTCGCAAGAAGCGACTGGACGTGGACCTTCCATCGGGTCAAGGAGATGCACCCGTACAGCGCGGATCACTAGAGGAGGCGACCGATGCCGATCGAAAAGTACCTGACGCCCCCGCAGGGGGTGAGGGAGGCGCTGCGCCGGGGCCTGGAGCTGCACGAGGCCGGGGCAAGCGGAGAAGGTCTCCAGCCCGAGACGGTGGCATGGGCTCGTCGGATGGCCTCGGGGGAACCCGCGAGCCGTGACAAGATCATCAAGATGAGAGCATGGCACGCTCGCCACGCGGTCGACAAGCGGCCCGGTTGGGACAGCCCGCCGACCCCGGGATACGTCGCGTTCCTGCTCTGGGGCGGCGAGCCCGGGCGGGTATGGAGTAACAAGGTGGCTGCAATGATCGACCGAGAGGAGGCCGGAAAGGCCATGAAGACCATCGACCGCAAGGCCGTCCGCATCTCGGATGGCGACCTGGCCGACGAGGCTGGAGTGTTCACCGGCTACGCGAGCATCTTCAACAACGTCGACCAGCACGGCGACGTGGTGATGCCCGGCGCGTTCCGCAAGTCGCTGACCGAGCGCGGCAACGTCGTCCCCCTGCTCTGGCAGCACGACACCACCGAGCCGGTCGGCGTGCTCGAGCTGGTCGAGGATTCGAAGGGCCTGCGCGTCGTGCGCGGCGAGATCAACCTCGAGACGGCCCGCGGTCGTGAGGCTTACGCGCTGCTCCGCCAGGGCGCCATCAAGGGCCTGTCGATCGGTTACCAGGTCGTGCAGGACGGCTGGCAGGGTAAGGTCCGCCAGCTGAAGGAACTCAAGCTGCTGGAGGTTAGCCTCGTGACTTTTCCCGCGAACGAGCTCGCCGGCGTGACCGCGATCAAGGACGGCGCCGAGCACCAGTCCCGGATGGCCCAGGTACTCACGCTCATCGAGGTGGGTATGAACAATCTGGTCATGGCGCAGGCCATGATGGAAGCACTCCTGATGGAGGGGCCGGATGAATCCACCCCGCCCGAAGGAGCCGCACCGGAGGAGCCCGGCATGCCCGAGGAGGGCGAGCCGGAGATGGACACCCTCGCCGCCCTGCTGCGTGCGGCACTGAAAGGATAACGAACATGTCCGAGATTCAGAATCTCTGGCACGAGTTCAAATCGGTCAACGACCGGGCCCTGGCGGAAGCCAAGAAGCTCGGCGAATCGGCTGCTGAGACTCGCGCCCACGTCGATCGCATCAACGAGCGCATCGACGCACTCGAGACCAAGACCAACCGCCCCGCTCTCCTCGGCAACGCTTCGGCTGGTGTCGATGAGGCGAAGGCCGCTTACAACAAGTTCCTGCGCACCGGCGCTGTCGAGCAGAAGGCCCTGATCCTGGCTGACGACACCCTGGGCGGATACCTGGCCCCCGAAGAGTTCGTCCGCGAGATCATCAAGGGCATCACGGTCGCAAGCCCGGTCCGTTCGGTCGCTCGCGTCCGTCAGACCGCCGCGAAGGCCATCCAGCTCCCGAAGCGCTCCGGCGTGTTCTCGGCTGCCTGGGTCGCCGAGTCCGGCGCCCGCGCCGAGACCACCGGCCTGACCTTCGGCCTCGAAGAGATCCCCACGCACGAGATGTACGCCCTGGTGGACGTCTCGCGCCAGATGCTCGAGGATGCCGCGTTCAACGTTGAGGCTGAACTCAACGCCGAGTTCTCGGAGCGGTTCGCCGTGGCTGAAGGTTCCGCCTTCATCTCGGGCGATGCGATCGGAAAGCCGGAAGGCCTGCTCACGAACGCCTCGATCGGTGAGACGAACTCGGGCGTCGCGACCGCTGTAGGCGCGGACGGGCTCATCGAGCTGTTCTATGCGGTTAAGGACGGCTATGCTCGGAACGCGGTGTGGATGATGCGTCGCGCGACCATCGCCAGCGTCCGCAAGCTCAAGGATGTGACCTCGGGTCAGTACCTGTGGCAGCCCGGCCTCGGCGGGGACCAGCCCAGCCTGCTCCTCGGCCGCCCCGTGGTCGAAGCCCCGGACATGCCCGCCGAAGGCGCCGGTGCGTTCCCCGTCCTGTTCGGTGACTTCGGCGCCGGCTACACGATCGTCGATCGCGTCGCCATCGAAGTCCAGCGTGACCCGTTCACCCAGGCCGCTTCCGGGAACATCCGGTTCATCGCCCGCAAGCGGGTGGGTGGCCAGGTGGTTCTGCCCGAGGCGATCCGCAAGCTCAAGTGTTCGACCTAAGGAGGGGCGACGATGAAGGACCTCAAGAACAACATCGAACCCGCTCTCTCGCTGAACCCTGCCGCTCGCACGTCGTCCACGAACGGCGCCGCGGTGGATCTCCAGGGCTACGAGAGCGCACTCGTGATCGTCCACTGCGGCGCGATCACGGACGGCACGCATACCCCGTCGGTCGAGCACTCGGACGCTTCCGGGTCCGGCTACACCGCGGTGGCGGCTGCTGACCTCATCGGCAGCCTGGCGGCTTGCTCGCAGAACGCGATCCAGTCCGTGAGCTACATCGGCAACAAGCGCTACGTTCGCGTGGTGCTGACGGTCGCCGGCGCTCCTGCTACCGGCGCCATCGTCGAGGCAATGGTCGCTCGCGGCAACGAGCGCCACAAGGGCGGCGTCGCGGTCTAACGTCAAGGGAGGGGGGCTCCGCGAGGGGCTCCCCTATCCCCACCCCGGGAGGGATCATGGGCCTGCAACTCTACACGGCACCGGCTACCGAGCCGGTCACGCTCACCGAGGCGAAGGCGTTTCTGCGCATCGACTCGACGGAGTTCGCCGCGGATGTTACCGAGGTCCAATCGATCAAGCCCGCTCTCCAGTCCGTGGTCGCTGCCTACGGCCTCGTGGGGTCGACCGTGTCGGTCCTCGGGTTCTCGGGCAGGGTCCTCGTGCAGCTCAACGCTGGCACGTTTACCGGCGGCGCGGCCGTCGATGTGCGCATCCAGCAGTCGTCCGATACCGTCACCTGGACCACCTTCGCCGACTTCGGCCAGGTTGCGGCATCGAACGATGACCAGATCCATGAGATTGAATACACTGGCGCCGCACAGTACCTGCGGGCTGTCGCCACGGTCGCCACGGCTGCGGCCCCGTTCTCGCTGACCATCGTGAAGGACGCGGCCTCGAGCCCCGACGACACCCTGATTACGAGCCTCATCGCGCAGGCCCGGGGGCTCGTCGAGGACTACACCCGTCGGTCTCTGATCACGCAGACCTGGGACCTGTGGTTGGACCGTCCGGTCGAAGACCCGGTCGACTACCGGTATCCCCTGCCCGAGGCCCCGTTCTACCTGAGCGGTCGCGCGCGTCGGCTCCCGTGGGTCGAGCTTCCGCGAGGGCCCGTGCAGTCGGTGACCTCGGTGAGCTACTTCGGCGATGACAACGTGGCGCAGACCTTCGCCGCGACGAACTATTACCTCGACAGCTCCGGACTCGTCCCGCGCCTGGTCCTCGTTCGTGGGCAGACCTGGCCGGACGGTCTCCGGGACGTTGCCGGGCTGCGCATCCGGTACGTTACCGGGTTCGGCACGGCTGCGAGCGTTCCGGCACAGCTCAAGCTCGCCGTGCTCCAGGCCATCGCGTGGTTCTACGAGAACCGTGGCGGCCAGGAGCTGCCGAGCGGCATCCGCGTCCTGCTCGACCCGTTCCGCGCCGTCCGGGTGTGGTGATGGCGATCGTCGGAAACGAGATCAAGACGCTCAAGATCGAGCTGTCCCGCCTCAACGGACGGCTCGGGAATCACTCGGTCGCGTTCCGACGCTTCGAGAACCACATGCGCACGCAGATGATCGAACACTTCCAGGAGCTGCGGCTCGGGGGGACGAACCGTGGAGTCACATGGAGCTACTTCAAGACCCCGGTCTATGTCCGCAAGACTGACGGCGTGGCTGTCCCGCCGTGGGGTGGCGTGCCTCGCCTGGCTGCGATCCGAGCTTATCAAGGCACTGCGGGATGGCGACTCTCTGTCCTGGGTTCGTTTTCTAATCGCAACCGGAATAGTGGCAGCAGCATCGTGCGCGATCGTCGCTCGACTGTGAAGGAGCGAACGGTTCGCGGGCACCTGCGACCCTCGGGTAAGCGCCTCAAAGAAGGCGACTCCATCCTCCAGGACACGCGTCGGCTGCTCACGAGCCTGACCAGCGTGAGCGGGATGGGCGCCATCCGGGAGCGTGGTCCGCTCGAGATGCGGTTCGGCACGGCCGTCCCGTATGCCGAGGTGCAGAACCGCACCCGCCCGTTCCTGTTCTTCACGAATAACGACCGCGACACGCTCGAGCGGATGATCCTCGAGGGCACGATCGGAGGCACCGGTGAGCAACGCTGATCGCTTTAACTGGATTAACCAGGCCGTGAACGCCGTGGCGACCGTGCTGCGCTCGAGCACGGCCTTCATGGACGCCAGCGCCATCGCGGGCGGGGTGGGCGTCGTGACGCAGGTGGTCGAGCACGACATCGAGCAGGCCGTGATGGCGCGTCACGGGGTCGTGGTGGCCTCGGTTAAGTACGCCGGTCACGACCGCGCGGCGGACGATGATGCGGCCGGGCAGACTGATTACCTGGTCCGGCTCGAGATCCGGATGATGGGCAGGCTCCCCGTGGAGCATCGCCCCGGCGACCGGGTGGGCCTGCTGACGAGCATCCAGCGGGCAGCGTCCTGCATCGAGACGCTGATGGCCCTCGAGATCGGACCCGGCGGTGGGCAGTTCGGTGGGCTCGCGGAGCTGGCTCTCGCTCAGGGTGGAAGCCCGGACGAGCAGGCCACGCCGGACGGTTACTTCGCGTCGATCGCGTCGGGTATAACACTACAGATAACTCTACAGGACTCGTAGGAGGTTTCCGTGCCGCTGATTCAATTGAAAGCAGATCGGCTCCCGTGCTGGTTCCCCGGTGGGGGCGCCTGGGCACCCGGCGAGCCCCGCGAAGTCTCCGAGGAGCAGGCCGAGCAGCTACTCCAGCTCGAAGCGTTCGAGCACGTCCACGACGAGCACTGTGAACACCCGGCCGACGAGGCCACCGAGAGCCACGAGGAGGGTCTCTAATGTCGGTCGGAACTTTTAATCGCATCGCCCTGGACGTCACGGGCGAGAGCACCTACGGAACCGCTGTCGTCACGCTGGATAAGAGCTATCCCGTCCGCGCTGACCGCCCCGTGATCAACGTCGAGACCGTCAACGATCAGGACACGCTCATCGGCGCCCTGGAGAACGGCCTCCAGTCGATCGTCACGAAGGTCACGGCCACGCAGACGATCGAGATGGACGCCCGTCTCGACGCGATGGCTACGTTCGGCAAGTTCGGTTTCGGCAAGCTCGCGACCAGCGGCGTCGGTCCGTACACGCACACGATCACCGTCGGAAGCAGCGCCGCTGAGCGGGCGCTCCCGAGCTTCACGCACGTTTTTCAGGATGCCTTCAACTCGAGCGGTAAAGCCTGGCAGTTCGCCGGGACGAAGGTCTCGCGGATGACGATCGCCGGCGAGGCGGGCGGCAAGGTCACGATGTCCGTTGACCTGATCTCCGGCAAGCCCGTGAGCTCGACCACCGGCGCACAGGACGAGCAGACCCTGACGCTTCCGGCGTTCCTCGGTCTGGCTGTCGATCCCATCCTCGCGATGGCTCGCGTATCGACGTTCAGCATCGCAGGAACCTCGCTGCTGAACCAGCTCAAGTCTTTCGAGTTCGTGTTTGAGAACGTTTTCGACGAAGCCGCCGAGATGGCTGCCGGCTCGATCATGGTCCCCGCGATGGAGCGTATCGGATTCAACGTGAGCGGCTCGTTCACGCTCAAGGCTGACGCTTCGGCCAGCGTGTTCTCGACCATCGACACCTACATGACGAAGATCGACACGGCTACGACGCTCGGGCTCCAGACCCTGCCCGAGATCATCCTCGCGATCGGCGGCGGAACGTCAGGTCACTCGGCGACGATCACCATCCGCGCGGCGGCCCTCGCTGACGGATCGGTGGCCGGGCAGCGCGGCAAGCTCGAGAAGCCGATCACCTTTACGGGCATGTACGATCCCGTCGATGGCGAGGCGGCTCGCCTGGTCGTGATCAACGCGCAGACCGCTTACACCTAAACGCTACCATCGCCGGGACGGGCTAGGCTGGCCAGCCGAACGGGGAACGCTCCACCCCTGCCCGTCCCACCTTCGGAGCCTCTCGGGAGGAGAGATACATGGCATTCACCCTGTCCAGCAAGCCCGTGGTACGTCGCTTCGAGTTCTCGGACGGCCTGGCGCTCGAGTTCCGCGGGTTCACCAAGGACGAGCGCGGCGTCTATGACAAGAAGCTCGCGCTCATCGCTGGCAAGAAGAACTTCGCCGACAAGTTTATCAAGATTATGGAAGCGGTCGCGCTCAAGCTGCTCGTCGGATGGTCCGGTGTGCAGGGCGATGACGGCGCTGACCTCGAGCTGAACGAGGAAAACGCCCGCGCGTTCCTCGCCCACCACGAGGCCCAGAAATACTGGCTCCCGGCGCTGTCCGAGATCCTGAACCCCGTGCGCAAGGCCGAAGCTGCCGAGGACGACGCCGACGAGATCGAGGTCACGGACGATTTTTTGTCCGGTCTGTAGCCCTGTACCGCGACCGGCAGCGCATTCTGCGCAAGGAGCCGGGCGGGCTGAGCTGCACGAACTGTCCGTGGAAACGCGAGGAGCCCCGGTGGGGAGCCGCCCAGGAGCGGCTCTACTGCCACGGGAACAAGCGCCCCGAGGACAAGACCTGGGACGACGGGTGCGCGTACCTGTGGCCCGTGTGGGGGGCAATCCAGTATTACGGCGAAATGGCGATGCTCATCGAGGCCGGGATGCCAGCGCCGGAGCACTGGACGCTCGGTGATTGGCGTCTGGGCATAAGGATAAGAGGGGAACTAGAACGGCAGGCTCTCGAGGAACGGCAGGCGGATGGCTCTTCAAGGTAGCATCGTCATCACGGCGAAGGTCGATTCCGGGGATGCTAGCAAGCAGCTCCAGGAGTTGATCGGTCGCATCGAGGCACTGGAGGGTGAGCAGGCGAAGGCGGCCCGTGCGGCAGCCGCTCACGCCGACAAGCTCGAGCGGCTGCGCGGTGTCTCGCAGGCTGCGGCCAGCACGATGGCCGTTGTCGCTGCCGGCCTGGCTGCGGCAGGCATCGCGTCGATCAAGCTCGCCGCGGATCTCGAGCAGTCCCGCGTCGCGTTCACGACGCTCCTCGGGTCTGCCGAGAAGGCAGACGCGTTCCTCAAGGACCTCGCCAAGTTCGCCGCGTCCACCCCGTTCGAGTTCGTCGGGCTGCAAGACAGCGCTCGGCGCCTGCTCGCGTTCGGGTTCGCCGCCCAGGACATCATCCCGCTGATGAACTCGATCGGCAACGCCGTCGCTGGCCTCGGGGGCGGCAAGGAGCAGATCGACCGCGTGACCCTGGCGCTCGGGCAGATGCAGGCGAAGGGCAAGGTCTCCGCTGAGGAAATGAACCAGCTCGCCGAGATGGGCATCCCCGGCTGGAAGATGATCGCGAGCGCTATCGGGGTGAGCATTCCCGAGGCGATGAAGCGCGCCGAGAAGGGTGCGATCGACAGCACCACCGCGATCAACGCGCTCATCAACGGGATGAACGAGAAGTTCCCCGGGATGATGGAGAAGCAGGCTAAGACGATCAACGGCGTGTTCTCGAACCTCGTGGACGGCGCAACCCGCACGGCGACCCTGATCGGCGAGCGGCTGATCCGGGCGTTCCACGTCGCTGACATCATCGGCAACGCGGCGAGCATCATCGCCGGGTTCGCGGCAACCATCGAGAACGCCGGGCTCGTCGCGGCGATGGATAAGCTATTCCCGCCCGGGCTCCAGGTCACGATCGTCGCCATTGCTGGGGCGCTCACGGCCTCGATGATCCCGGCCCTCACGGGAGTGGCCACGGCGTTCGGCACAGCCGTCGTCGCTGCCGGCCCGTTCCTCGCGGCGGGTGCTGCTGTCGCGGCGCTGGCCTACACCATCGCTCGCAACTGGGAAGGCCTGACGAAGTTCTTCTCGGGTCTGTTCTCCGGCATCTCGACCCTCGTCGGGAAGCTCGTCGAGAACATCCGCAAGCCGTTCACCGCGGTGATCGACTGGATTCGCGAGAAGCTACGATCGCTCCTGGAGATCGTCTCTGGTGTGCTCGAGCGGATCGGGGCGTTCGTCCCGGCTCCGATCAAGCAGGCCCTCGGGAACGCGCTGACGTTCCTCCAGACGAAGGCCGAAGATGTGAAGGACGCGATCGGTGGCGCCGTCCAGGGCGTGATCACGCTGGGCGGGAAGGCGGCCACGGCTGCCGGGTCGGGAATCCGGGCGCTCGGTGGGCTGATCACGCCTGACGTGCAGGCGCTGATCGACGCGGCGAAGACGGGCGGCGTGTCGACCGCGTTCAAGGGCCTGAGCGGGACCAAACCAGCCGGCGCAGGTGGTCCGACATCCGAGGAGATTAAGAAGGCTCAAAAGGACGCCGAGCATCGCAAGAAGATCATCGCCGATTATGTCGCGTGGCAGGCCGAGCAGGACCGCGACGCGGACGAGCGCAGCCGCAAGCTGACCAGCGAATACATCGCGTGGCAGGCCAAGCAGGACCGCGATGACGACGAGCGCCGGAAGAAGCTGAAGACCGATTACATCGCGTGGCAGGCCAAGCAGGATCAGGAAGCTGCCAAGAACGCCGCGGCTCAACTCAATGACGCGCTGTCTATGGCGTCACAGCTCTTCGCCGGCAACTTCGGTGCAGTCGCAAGCACCATCGGAGGTAAACTGAAAGATCAGATCGTCCAGGCCCTGGCGCAGAGTCCGGCTGTTCGTTCTGCGATTGACGGTCTGTCGTCTGCACTGACTGGTCCGCTCGGCATCGCCGCCATGTTCGGGCTGATGATGTACGAGGGCGTGGTCAACGCTGGCAAGGAAGCGGAGCGGATCTCCAAGGAGGTCAAAGACAACGCCGAGAAGATCGACAAGCTAGTGAACCCGGAGAAGTATGCCAACAGGAACCCGAGGTTCGATGAGCTCCAGCGAGAAACGAAGGCGGCTGAAGAGCGAGCCAGGAAAGCCGAGCAGGCTGTCTTTGACTTTCAGCGCAGTCCAGCATACAGCCTGAGCTTTGGCCTCATCGGAGGCGCTGAGCTTCGCGCCCTTCAAGAGGCTGCCAAGAAGGCTCGCGATCAGGCTAACCTGATCTTTCAGGAGATGGCCAAGACGCCCAAGGACATGCCGATCGACGCGACGCTCATCCCGATCGGCGGCGGTCGTGCTGTCGTTCCGAACATGCAAGGCCCAAATCTGTTTGATCTTCGTAATCAGGCGCTGGCAATGCTCGGGATCAAACCCGAGGAGAAGCCCGCGGCGATGCCCGGCGAGACGCCGGACCGCCCGATCTACACGCAGGTCGTCAACGTGCGGGACTTCCGCGAGGCGTTCCCGGACAGCGCTTACTTCCGGGCGCCCTCGGTGGATACGACCCGCAGCCTCAATGCGAACGCGGTGGCCTACCGATGATTAACGAGCTGACCGGCCTCTCGGTGGACGGCCTCAACCGGGCGCTATCATCGCGCCAGGTCTCGATCCGCTACGACTTCCGGCTGCTGGACGAGCTGGGCGCGGCGTGGTCGCTGAACGGTGGCGCGGTGCTGTCTCGCTCCCGGTCGTTCGACCTCGACAAGGGCACGTGGACGCTGAACCTCACGCTGCTCAAGGCACGCATCCCGGCGGGGCTGACGGTGAGCCAGTACCAGCAGGTGCAGGTCGACCGCGGGATCGGCGGTGGCCTGTGGGCATACTTCCGGGGCGTCATCCAGGAGGTCCGCGAGAGCGTGACCCGTCGGGGCGGCAGCATCGTGGAGGTGCTGGAGGTCTCGTGCGAGGGCGTGCTGTCGAAGCTTCGCGGGAACTATACGCCACGCAGGTTCATCGGACCAGGTTTGCTCACGCGGTTTCATCCGCTCATCGGAATCGCCAGGACGATCCAGTATAAGCACCCGGCGACCAGCGTCAACGCCACGACCGTGTGGCAACTCTCCGGTGATAGCCACATGTACCTGCGCGAGACGGGTGGAAGCGCGGCACACGACACCTCTATCGGGACGGCTGTCCAGGTGGCAAGCGATGCGAACTTCGCCACGCTCTACTCAAGCGGTGGCGGGTCGGCAGATTACCACACCGTCACAAACGTGTTCCCGTATGAGATTCACTGGAAGAATAGCTTCACCAGTAACTTTTATGTCAGGTATCGGGTGGTCGATCGCTGGATCGTCCCGAAGATCCGCCCGACGAACCTCGCAACCGGTGTCTCTACGCAGACGATCAGTCTGCCAGCCGGGTTTTACCTGGCGATGATTGACGGCGATACGCTTAGCACGATGACGCTCTCAGGCGGACCAACTGGAACCTACTACAGTCGTCTCGTGGCGGCGTTTAACCTGACGGCGACCACGTCAGTGACGTTCACGATGTCCGGCACGATCACCACCTTCGAGGTCATCAACGCCCGCGGTCGCGAGCCCTACTTTCTCTGCAACCGGAGGGACCCGCAGAACCTGCTTCCGACCACCATTGCATCGGTGAACGTCGGAAGCCGGTTCATCACGCCCACCGACGCAGCCAGCTACATCACCGGCATCTCCGACCTCGGCGGCACGGAGCCAGGTCTCCCGGCCTCTGGGTGGTCGAACAAGGAGTATCTCACGGTCACGTTCGCTGACGGCAACGAGCGCACGGTCGAGATCACGGCGATCAATCGCACGACCGGACAGATGACCGTCGATGTGTTCCCGACGAACCCGGTTGGCGGTGCGAATGCCGGCCCGGGTGACCGCATCCGGGTTTCCACCCTCGAAGCCGTGCAGGCGTTCTCTGGTCGCACACCCGTCGCTGTCGGCGAGCTGCCAACAGCGGCCACAAGCATCAACGGCCTGCGACCTCAATGCGCGGGCGCATACTATCAGATCGGACACATGATCCCGTTCACTGGACATAGAACAAGCTCAGCAACTGATCAATACTGGCTTTCGACGAGTCATCTTTTACTCAATAGAGATTCCCGCGATTACGACGCATGGAATAACAACGATATTGGCGTTTACACGGTCGAAGCCAAGAATGACACGCTGAACGGACAAGCGGTCAATAACAACGTCGAGACATGGATAGCTATTGCCACGAGCAAGCAGTTCGTGGATGGACCTCTTGATTACGTCAACGACTGGATTATCGAGAACACCGGTATCGTATCAAAGGAGCGCACCGCATCCAGCATCTACATGGACGAGATGGTCAAGGAGTGGATGGCGACGAGCTTTCCGCCAAACGTACTGCTCCGCGATCGTATCGATGGGAAGGTCAAGATCGGACCTGTTACCCAGGCCGCAGCACCCGCATATGTTTTACCTGGAATCGCTCAAGTCAAGGTAGAGGATCGCGCTGAGCGAATCACTAGCATGACGGTCATCTCGCAAAACGATACCGATGACCCGACTGACATCGCGAGCATCGCTTTTGGCGGAGTCTCGGCGGTTGCAGGCACTAAGACGTGGTCAAACCCACAAGCGGCTTTCGATGGCGACGACACGACGAAGGCGGTTCCCGTTGACATTGGCGGCGATGTCGAGAGCTTTCTTAACACGATGTGGTTTACGATTCCGCCGAGCAACCCTATTGAAGTTTACCCGACCATCGAGAGCATACGCATTTCTGGGCAGGGAATGATCATTGGCGTGTTTGCGTCGACCGGAACCCAGCCGCTCCAGGAATTGACGCAAGATAACCTCGTATACAACTGGACCCTGCTTCCTTCGGCTGACTGGATACCGCTTCAGAACAACCAGCCATTTACGATCGAGAAGAAGGACCTCGAGCGGATGATCCGCCCGGACCGTTATAGCTTTATTGCTATATCGGTTCGCCAGATCACGGACACGGTCAACAAGGGCATTACGTCGATCGAGATCCTCCAGCGAGACACGAACGCCCACACGGCCACGATGACCGATAACAGCAACCTCGCCAGCAATGCGACGCTGAACGCTGCCGGGTTCGGCACGACCTGGGCGCAGCCTGACGGCAACCTTAACGTGAGCTTCCGGTACGCCCCGACGGCCTGGATGAAGCGCAACAGCGCCACCTATGGGCAGGTCACGAATCAGATAGTCGTCACCGGTCGAGGAGCTGGCTACACCAGCATTCCGACCGTGAGCCTGTCCGACGGGACGAACACGGACACGGCGACGACCGAGGTGGTCGGTGGACGCGTCACCCGGCTGTTCATCTCCGGTTCGGTCAATCGAGGCTTCACGAGCATCCCCACGGTGACATTCACGGGCGGCTCGCCGACCACGGCAGCGACGGCCCAGGCTCACATCGCGAGGGGCCGCACGAAGATCATCCGGTTGGGCAACATGCCGCAGGCCGAGTGCAGGAGCTACGCTGAAAATTACATGGACGAGTACCTGCGCAGCCACCTGGTCTATACGGTCGAGGCTCCGCTCCTGGACTATGCCGAGCCTGGCGACACGGTCCTCGTGCAGCTCCCGGACGGCTCGCAGAAGACCCTCCTCCTCTGGGGCATAACAGATAGTGGCGGGCCGGGTGACAATATGGCTACCTACACGCTGAGGGACTATTCGCTATGAGCCTGCAAGTTTTCGTCAACGGCCTCGAGCTGGTCAACGGGCCGATCCACCGGCTCAACATCCGCGAGACGACGGGCCTGTGGGATCCCGCGGCCCTGGTCGAGCCCGGCACGGTCGAGACCTTCGAAGGTCCGTTCCGCGTGCGGCAGACCACAGTCGATTACGGCGTGCGCGAGATTACAATCGTCGGCAGCCTCTACATCGCCTCGGTGTCCTACGCTGACAAGCTACGGGCGCTGGACTGGCTCCAGGGTATCTATGCCCCCCGGCCCTCGCGGGTGGTCGTCGGGTCGCTCGAGCTGCTCGTCGACTTCGGGCGCGTTCAGATCCAGGCCGACGAACTCAAGCGGCTGACCGGCACCATCCGGTACCAGGTCACTGGCACGGCTGTCCCGGCCACGTTCTCCAGCTCGGTGAGCGCGGGCACCGGGTATGCTCAGGCGCTCGCCATCGACACGGCCGCGATCAACGAGTCCGCCACGACCGTCTCGATGTCATCTGGCGTCGGAACGGTTACGGTCCTCGGCGATGCCCCGACCCCGGCGGTCGTGACCATCAAGGGCGCGAATTCCACCACCTACTATCTGGCGACGAGCGCAACGGGGCGACGAGTTCCGATCACCACGGACGCGAACGGCATGGGCCGAATCGACGAGCGCGCAGGTTTCTATCTGGCCCCGGGCCGGAACGTCATCACCGCATACGCTGCGGCCACTGGCACGACGACCCTGACGAGCATCACCGTCATGTCGCTGTTCGGAACGACCTGGCGCTTCACGGGCAACGCTGCGGCCGGTTCGGTCACGCGGTTCGACCTCGGACCCGTGCTGACCACGAGCCGATCGCTGAACACGTCGACGGTCGGAACGACGTCTACGATGGCGACGAATACCTACTGGGACGGCACGACCATCCTCACGGCAGGCACGGACGAACCACGCATCGGGTATCCAGCAGTCACGGGAGGCAGTGCCGGGCTCGTCGTCGAAGGCGAGAGCCGCAACCTGTGCCTTTACTCGGCAGACCTGACGAATGCCGCATGGACTAAAAGCACTGGCGGCGTTACGGGAGATGCTGCCGTCTCTCCAGATGGCGGAACGAACGCCGACCAGCTCCTGGTGACCATCGGTGGGACATTCGCCAAGCAGACGATATCCGTGTCAGCATCGACACAATACACGGCGTCGATCTGGGTCCGCGCCGTGGCTGGCACTGTGTCAGCGGAGCTGAAATGGTACGACGCCAGCACATCAGCTGTCCGCGGCACGTCTGGATCGGTTACTGTTGGAACCACATGGACGCGGCTCGTGGCGTCAGGTTCGTCATCGACGACTACCAGCGCGATCCTCGAGATCCTGGAGACGGGCGGCCTCGGCATGTACGTCTGGGGAGGTCAGTTTGAATCTGGCTGGGTGCCAACCAGCTACATGCCAACCGTGGGGAATCCGACGAACCGCCTCGGTGACATG